GTCAACCTTAATCTGCAGGGTAGATATCTTTATTCCCGAACCGTTAACCTCATCCCGCACCTGGAACGATATTGCCGGTGTATTGCTTGCTAAATATGCTCCGCTTGCAGGAGCTGTAAATATAATTGTAGGCTTAGTAATTTCTTTTACATAAAGCTTTAATTTATTTCCTAATGTTTCATGGGTATCATCTGCCGTAGCAACATTTCCCGCTAAATCTGCTGCTTCAGCCATAACAGGATAATAGTGCCCTGTAGTTGCATTATAACTGGTAATGTTTGGGGCAGCTATTGTTCCCTCATACTTTCCCGTTGAAGCATTTTTAGTAAGTGTTACCCATGAGCCGTTTATTTTTGCTCTTACAGTATTAACTGCCATTTTATCTCTCCTTAGTAATTTTTAAGTTCTAACCATGAAATAAACTTCTCTTTTATTTTTTGCCATGTTAAATAATCCTCCTTTATCCCTGCCCAGCTATTTTCAATTACCTCAACCTCTATTTTAACCTGTTGGCCCACTATTATCGTTTGTAAAGGCTGCTTCCAATCAAGGTTTGTGTTTTTAACACAATTCCAATCAGCCTGGTCTTTGACATTTTGCCAACTATAGTTTGTTGTAAGTTTTACACTTTCTATTCTTATTGTCATTATTACCACCCTTATTGCGGCGGGATATAGTTTTTAACCGATTCCCAATCGTTCATAGACGCCACGGCATTCCAATCAGCAAAATTGTTCTTTATATCGGTCCAAACAGAAAAGTACTTTATAACCAGCAGTTGAATATGTCCGGGAACTAAAGGTTTTAAGGCTCTGAAAATATCTTCATAACGGTAATCTTTACTGTTGTCCGGATTCAGAACCTGGACTCTTAATAAGCCATAGCCTGGAACAGGATTGCCTGATTCATCAGATCCGAAAAAAGTCACTATGCAATTACTTCCTGTTATTGCAGCAGTTATATTTTTTATGCTGCTTTCACTAAGTTTGTTTCCTTTCTGAAGCATGGAAATTAAATAGCTTTTCCTTTGATCAAGTGTACCCAATCCTTTAATGCTCATAAAATTTTCAAGTCTGGCAATTGCATCATTGGACGCGGTTGTAATGAATGCATCAGATTTTATATTTTCAATTTGAAAATATAAATTGTCAAAACTTTCATTTTCAATATCAAATATAGTTTTGAACTGCTTTGTTTCAGATATAAAATCCGGAACAAATTTTTCAAGACAGGCTGCTCTTTCAGCTTCCATTATTACATTCAAATAAGTTTCATACAGGCTGTTTGAACTATTGATTGTAGTGACAATTCTGTTTTCACTTATAATCAAAGTCAAAAGATAATTACCTGCTACACTTGGAGCTGTTTCTTCTCTGCTCCAGGTATTATCTCCGTTATTAGTAAGACTGTATGTAACCCCGTCTATTGTATATTTAATATAGTCGATCATACTGCTGACACCACCAGGTTGAGGCTGTTTAAAACAGGAATTTCATCACCTGTCAGAGGGATATCCGTTATACCTCCGTTTACAGTTAAGTCACTTAAGTCTGCTATGCTGGGACAGTCTAATAGAACGCTTCCTATCTTCATATAACTTACACTAGACTTAGCATATGTAATTGAAGCTAAATAGTCCGCTATTGCATCTGCAGCGCCCTCTGCTTCTAAATACCCTTCTGCTAATACAATTGATCCTGATACTGCTATATTCAATTGAGTTCCTCCAGTAACAACTACCTTGCATCCAACCGGAGCAGCTCCATTTCCCAACCCTGTACTGCCCGGATCCATGTATTTCTGAAATTTTTCTATTAACGCAGTCTCTGCCGGTAGATATTGACCATTGGTTATCGTGATCTTTAAAGTATTTCCGCCTGCCCAAAGCGGAAATACCTTCGCAGTACCGATACCCTCAAATTCCGTAGCCCACTTAAGGTATTGAGCTATATTCCCATTTTGATAAGGAATAGTCAGGTATTGTTTAATTCTGTTTCTTAAACTGTCATCATTCTCCTCATTAGTTCCTGCTGCAATTATATCCGTCAGGGTCGCTGTAACTCCATTTATGTTATCAATGTTTTCCAGTACTCCATTGTATGCGTTTCCTATTTCTCCCGGCTGTTCACATACAGCAATATATATATCAGTACCTAATGCTTCAATGATCTTATATGTAGTTTCTCCTATCCCCCATCTGGTACCTATACCAATTATCCCTGTTGTTTCAACCCGTCTTACGGCATAAGCAGCAGGCTTTCTCGTAATTCCATAGTCCGCTGCTTTCCTGTCCAAATATTCGGATACTGCTGTATCTACATAAAATAAGTCAGCATAATTATCTAAATTGAAGTACGCTTGTGCCAATTGATATGCACATGGAGCAAGTGCATCATAAATAACGGAGCCTTCCCTCTTATCAACATCACTGGTAACCCTGCTGAGCATATCGTTTAATATATTCTCATACGTCATGTTCTCAAACACTAAATATTCACCTCCCTCAATACGGTCAATTTACCGTAAATGCTATGCACATCAAAGTTGCAATTCAATACATCTCCGGCTTCCTCAAATTGAAAATTATCAACCTCTGTAATTCTTTCATCCCGGAGCAGGCATTCACGTATACGCCTCTTCAACTCAATTTTTACATAATTCCTATCCCTGCCCATGAGACTTTCCAGCTCAATTCCATAATAAAAGCTATATATGGGATACTCATACTTTTCTGTATTAAGCACCTTATATATAGCTTGCTTTAGAGCTTCCAGCCCGTCCGTAAATCCTTGAACATTTGTCTGTGACATTTTATATGTTCGGGTTGTCTTGACTTCTTCTGCAGCTTTTACATCTGCATCAATTTTTCCTCTTGGTATCATTCTTCTATCACCTCCAGGATATAAAACTGCTGACCTCCGTGATTTCTCAGCAATCTTACCATGCGGCCGGCAGCTAAGGAACTTTTTAGGTTCCCTGCTATCAACTCATTCGGAATAATGAGCTTATCACTTATTTTAATTCCGTCAGATGTTACTGTTCCAACCATTAAACTGCATAGTTTAGCATTGTTAAGATAATTTTGAACTATTGTTTTTATTTCATTAATCATATAAACACCTCTAAAGACATTGTATGAACAGGAAGAAATTTATGAGTAACAGATTGAACTATAAGTCTTTTGTTAAGCTCTGCATCTTCAATTCTGCCATAAAAACTGCTTCCGGCTCTGACTCTGGTATCACCTAGGCATTCGAGGCTTAATGATTCGACTTCCCTGTTATATAATTGAAGAAGCATATCTGCCTTCGATCTTGCCTGAGATGGATTTAAATTCTTGTCAAGAACTTCAAAATACTGCAACATACCAAACTTATAAATTGAATTTCCATCCTTTGCAATATAAACATCTCTCTTGCCTGACGATTCATTATCGCTGACAAGCTTTATCTGATTATAAAAGCTATCCTCTATGGACTTTTCGAAGCTGTAGTCATAGCATAGACTTTTATCTCCCAATACAAGGTCAAGTTTTAAATCTGCAAGATTACGCAGAGAAATTTTGCCGAATTCATCCCTAAGCGAATACCATTCACCCTTATTAGTCAATGTATCTCTTATGCCATCATAAATTATATCCAGCCATGTTTTATCATCCTGAGCGCTTGTAGCAAGAATATAGCCTGTATCAGACAAATTTCCTGTTTTCAATTCAAAATACAGGCACATCTTCTTAACTAAATCTGTTATAGTGTTATTTTTAATCATTATAGAATCTTTAGCCTTGCAATATCTAAGCTGGTCATATGCAGTAACAGATATCTCGCCTTTGCTGTTTCTGCCGTGCTTAAAAACATAACCATAAAATATACCCGTATTGTCATATTTAAATGCTACAGAACTTCCGTTTTGAATTTTCAGCTCATCATCAATATAGGAAAATTCAAGTTTACTGCAGCCATCATTTAACTTGTCAGTATATGTCACTTCCTTTACAAGTTCACTGATATCATACCTCTGTCCGTCTATTTCTGTTAAGAATTCCATTATGGTATCACCAGCCTCTGTCCAGGATAAATCAAACTTGGATTCTTTATGTTGTTCGCTTCAACAATCCTATTATATTTTGAACCGTCACCGTAATATTTTTTTGCAATAGCCCATAGACTATCTCCGCTTATGACTACATAAAATCCTGTTCCCTTAGGATTCACTTCTGATTCCGGTGCCTTCCCCAATGTATATACTGCTCCGGATTGAGTCGGTTTGGGATTAAATTCTCTATATTCAGAAAGCCTAAAAGAAACATACTTGTCTCCCTCTTCTCCTGCTTTTTCTGTTATGGTAAGCTCTTCGATTAATACAAGGGAATTTATGTCTTCTCCCAATCCGTTGCTTGCTGTGAACAATACAGGCTTAAGTTCTTTTCTCCAATCAGAAAAAAGCTTCAAATAATCATCTGGCGTCTTGAAATCTCCTGCGTTCAAAACATAATGGCGCAAGCTATGCGGAAATTCTGTCTCAAAGCTATACTTTGCAAGCTCCATATGAGTTGGTACAACTATTTGCCCTAATTTCAATATATTATATTTTTCATTAGCCTGCACAACTGATATTTCTATCTGTTCAGGATTAACAGGCAGTGCATATTTTTCATTATTATATTGAAAAGATACTGAGTAGCTCATTAGTTGTACACCCCCTCTGCCACCGTTGCTATTTCTTCCTGTAATATTCTTTTTATACTTCCTGCGACCTTGTTCGCATCTGCTTCTTCATGTATATCACCGAATGTCATCTGTATGCTTGGAGCCAGTGTTGCAGTACTGAATTGATTAATATAATCTCTCTCGGCAATATCTCTCAGATACTGTAAATCTTCATCAGCCATATTTACTTTTACGCTACCGTTTGAACCTGTTCCTTCAACTGCTGATGTTCCAAAACTGCTTAGCTCTAAATCAAATCCTCCTGTAAGTTTATCTGTTAAATTACCTAATGTGTCGCTCATGTAATTTGAAATATTTTTACCTGTGTTACTGCCCTTTGCAAAAGCATCGGAATAGTCCATAAACTCTTTAGTTTTTACATACTCTGTCCATTCGGATTCATTTTTTATTTTTTCAGATTCTCCTGCAATTTCATCCTTAAAATTACCTAATCCACTTGTTATATCTACTTCCACACACGGTATTTTGTTAATTACATCCTCAATTCCTTGTGCCATTTTCTCTATAAATCCTAAAACATTTACAACCAAATCATAAAATAAGATTTGTATAGATGCAACTGGACTTTTAAACACATTCCCGAGAAAATTTATAAAGGCAGCTACCTCATTCCACAGATAAACAAAACGGTTGTAAAAATAACCGGTGAAAACGCCGAGTACACCTCCGATAGTGCTGAATATTTGCTCCCAAGTTGCTCCTAATTGTCTCGCTGCTGATATTACTATTCCTATTACTAATAATATGGGCAAGTAAGTTGAAAGCCATAGACTTGCTTGAGCAGCTAGGGGAGGTATCATCGCCCATAGTTTTGTTATTATAGATACCAAATATACTGCTCCAATAATGCTCAAAATAGGAACTATAGTATCCCAACCATTTATAATAGTGTCAATAACACAACCTGCAATTTTAGCCAATATATCGAAACCTATTGTTACCGCATTTAAAAATTTATTAAACCCATCTGTATTTAACAAATCATTAATTTTTGTCATAACAGGTCCGAATGCTTTAGCAGTGACATTTTTTATCTTGTTCCACAAATCAGCAAATGTCATATCTACTTTTCCAAATTCTGTATTAATACCACTTGCTGCCATAAACATAGCATTCTTGATAATATCCGATGTTATTTCCCCTTCGGCTGCCATTTTTCCCAACTCTTCATTTGATTTTCCTGTAAATTTTGCAATGGCATCTGCCATCATCGGAGTTTTTTCCATAATATAAAGGAACTCCTCACCTTGCAAGCTTCCGGCTGACATAGCTTGAGTAAGTTTCTGCCATGCAGATGATTGGTCTGCTGCACTTGCACCTCCAATCTTGAATGATTTTTGTGCTAATTCTGCAAACGCAATTAATTCATCATTGGATTTAAAAGAATCCTTAGCCATGATACCCATACTGTATATAGCACTTGCCATTTCAGTATAAGATCCTCTTGAGCGGTCAGCAGCAGCAAATACTTTGTTCTGCAATTCTGTCTGAGTTTGCAGACCATCATTTATTGAAGCAAGCCTGGTCGAGGTATTGGTGAATTCATCTATAATACCCATGCCTTTTTTGATATTTTCAATACTGGCTAATGATTTAAAAAGTTTAGTAAAGCCCATGCTTGCTTTTCCTGCACTTGCTCCTGAGGCTTCAAATTTATTATTAATTTTATCTGTTTGAGCATTTGCTTTGAATATCTTATCTGTCACTTGATATGTTTTTCTAATTATTTTTTCAAGTTTTGAAGAATATCCATCAAGTGAATTAAGAGATAATTCTAATGTCGCCATCCCTTTCTGCCTCCTTTCTGTTTCAATTTGCCTGCTTCCTTCTTCTCTGCCTCAGTCCGTATTTGTATACTTGCATATATGAATGCCTTTTCTCTTTGGGGCATTTTATTCAGAACCGAAGGAAGAATATGGAGCTTTTGCAGGGCGAAATGCGCCAAATTCAACTCTGCATCGCCCTGCTTAATTAGTTTTTTGCTTCTTCAACATCCTCATTTATATCCGTATCAAGGCTGCTTAGCTTTTGTACAGCCTGTGACAGCTCCGCATATTCTCCTACAAGCAGCATTTTCTGAAGCAGTGCGGATTCACCTAACACACCATAAGCATTTTGCAATTCTGCGTTCTTAAGATCCGGAAACACAACGGCACTGGCAGTTAAGGCTGATACATATTCTGCCCTGTCGAATGTTTCAAAACCTTTTTTATCCCTTTTGGTAACTTTTTTAATAAGATGCTTGTTTTCCTCCTGCGATATAGGACGGATAACAAACGGAACAGGCTTGCCGTCTTCAATGAACCTGTTTGAAATAATAATTTCCTGATTTTCAACTTTTACAGGATTTAAAAATGCATTTAATGAACTCATATAATCATTCCTTTCTTTTTTGTATTAAAAAAGCACCCTTTCGAGTGCCTAAAATAAATCTTGAACTAACCTGTTGTAAATATTCTTATCTACTTTCAAGAGACTTTTATCTCCATCCTTAAACTGGACTGCTATTTGGTATATTCCTTTCTCTTTAGCAGAAACCGCTCCGCCTATCATACCTACTGGTCCTAATAAAACTCCACCTACAATACCTCTAGCAATCCCACTTGACGCTGATTTCCTATGTTCGTCTGTTACAAGTTCATAGGATTCGATTGTACTCTTGTTTAGTTGAATCTTTTTAAAGCCCCTATTTAATGTAACTCCACCAAAACCTAACTTTACTATCCACCCTAAATACTCTCCAGCAATTACAGAACTAATCATTCTATTAACCCCCGTTCTTGTCGATTTTTTAGTTACATTATAGCAAAAATCGACAAGAATTGCCAGCTTTATCTATAATTTTCCGGTAATTTAAAGTAGCTCAACCCCTCAATATCATCAAAGGTGAAATCAGTATCAATGGTAATAGGATCATCTGACTGATCATCAATTGTGGCAACCGGTATAGTAGACAGCAATACATTTAGAAGTACAACTTCCTGAGTTCCGATTGTTGATTGTTCATCCTCATTCTTAACCTGAATCTTTATTCCGCTATATGAACCATTTTTTATGTACGCCAGGGCAATCTTAAGCATGTCGCTGTTCATGAAGTACATTGTCATACTTCCAGTACCTTCCGCACCAGTTACTTTATGCTGTGTCATCCTATGTCCCAGCATTCTCCTGGCTTGAATGTTTAATTCCAACTGAGCTGTCAGGCTGGATATTTCAAACAATTCTCTGTTTGAACCGTTTATAGTAATATAGGCCTTCCCTTCCTTGGCTGATATTGTATCAGCAAGTCTTGTATAGTTATTCGCCATAATTTATCCTCCTTCCTTATGCAATGTTAACAGTGATGTAAATCTTTTCTACGCTGTCAACCGGTTGAATATAACAATCAATTACTACTGCATCGGAATCAGTTCCAGCAGATACAGTTACATCCTCAGCCGTGAAATTCTGAATTGCGTTAAGCCTCTGCAGTTCATTGAAATATTCAATCAATGTTGCACGAAGCAAAGATCTTCCGTCAGAATTATTATTAATTTTGCCGATATAGTTTGATTCGAAAATTTCAACGATATCATTATTTATGCCGTCCAAAGTTCTTATAACTCGATTTTTCCTGAATACTTTTCCCTTGTCTACAGTCTCAGTAGTAAGTGAATTAATGTCATATACTACTGTAACATTCTGAGCTGAATCCACCTTGAAAATGAATTTACCTGCCGTAATAGCTGCTTCCATTTCTGTTTTGGTCATGCGTGGTACAACATCAATAGCGCCGACATATTTCTGACTCGTATTTGATTTATTTATACTCGCTCCTGCTGTAATACCCGCAACCCACGCCGATACCTTTTCAACTGTAAGTGTGGATCCGTCTGAAAGCTTAACTCCCTGCGTAACATTTATGGCTGCTTCTGAATCTGCAACATAATTTGCAAATACCCCCTGAATTTTGATCCCTTCATCTTCACGCATAGCTTTAATCCATGTTGCTATGGTTGATTTATTTGCATCATAACCCGTTCCGTCATAAGGATATGCCAACGTGTTAAATTGAATCGTTCTTAGTGCCGTCAATGCATTTGTAATATCTTCCGCATTATGTTCGGAGCCTAAATTATATACCAGTACAGTCTTTGCTCCTTTCAATGCTTCATTTACCAGCAGCATATCAGCTGCCGTTACCCCTTCGGGATAATCATTTTCCGTTGCTGTAACTGTGTATATTTCTCCAGCAGTTCCGACACTCATCTCCTGTAACAATGCTACAGTTCCTCTGTCACCGAGAGTTATGGATAGTGAGGCATTTGTAAGAAAATTTATATAAGCACCCGGAAGTATTTTATTTTGACTTTCCCATGTTCCTGCCATTTCTCAACCTTCTTTCTTAAATATTTGTATTTGTTTGCTGTTTTTGCATCTTTTCCGATATATTCTCTTTGATTTCGGAGAATTGAATATCAAAAGTAAAGTGTAGAACATTATCTGTTATAGTAGCCTGCTTATTTAAAATTCTGTAGGTACCTACCAAGTCAAAGTTTCTGAACAAAGACATCTGCATATCTTGGCAATCGGATTTAATTTCGGTCATTCTTTTATTGCTGAAATATGCAACATCAAATGATATAAGGCTCTTGAACTTGGTGTTCAATCTCTTGTTATAATCCTGGTCTGTCAGGGAGATAAGAAAGGATTGCTTCTTAAAGTTCTGAGGTACATCTTCATCATAAACCGTATATCCCAGATACAATTCAAGGAGCTTATTTACTATCACTTGTTTTATGTTATTTATCATGCTTTCTATTCACCCTTTCAACCTCGTTTCTAAATTCCTGCAGCAAAACCTTGTCTACTTTATGCACTGACTTTTCAAGTATGAATTGTCCTTTAACCCACCCTATAGTTTCGCCAGATTTATTGACTATTCTGTGGCCGTTGTTTACATACGGTGCATAATCTGCTGTATTAACAAGCGGCTTTGTAACTGCGCCTTTAGATGACTTCACAGCAGGGGCAGAACGCCAGCTCCGGCGCATATGACCCGTTACTACATTAGTATGTTCTTTGGCAAACTCCACACCTTCATTCACAGCCTTATTAAGTACCTTTATATCAATATCTGATATATCATCAAGCATAGATTTTAATTCTTTCCTGAACTTATCAATCTCTGCCTTATTGCGCCTGTAATTACTGCTTGAATTATGACTCATACTGTATCATCCCGCTTTACCGAATATTGCATGCCGCCTGAATACGGAAACCCCTCTCCTACAGTAAGCTCTATCTTATTCCCGTTTCGCTGAGTAACAATAATCTTATCGCCTTCCTTTAAAGCGTATGAGCAGAAAAGAAAATGAGAAGACTTTAGCGTTGGTATCTCATTATCTCCGGTATCGGTTAAGGAACTTTTGCTGTAATGGCACTTAATATCGCCGTCTATCTTCTCTTCTTTACTTTTAGTTATTCCGTTTTCAATAAACGGTACCCACCTGTAAATATCCATTCTGTCCTTCCAAAGTCTTTCAAACGGATTCATTTTCTTGTCCTCCTGAAAACCTGCAGCGTCTTTTTATCCCTGTCAGACAGTCCGTAGATTGTTTCTTTCGAAGTTTTTTCGTCCACATTATAAGTTATGGACGTATCTCCCTCTTTGATAGATTTAACATCAAATACCAAATCTGTTCCATTCTCTGCTTCGTAATCTATAATCCCCTTGACTTTCTTCCGGATGTAAAGCTCAAGCTCTTCCGGCAATTCTTTAAGGTTGCAGTAATTCATTGCATCCTGGATGACATCAGATATAATAAGATTCCTGCTATCGTTGTCTATTTGGAGGTTTTCTTTTACTTTTGCAATCAATTCATCAGTTGACACTGTATCAGCTCCTTTAAAAAGGGACGCTTTTTATTCAGCGTCCTCTAATAATTTAATCAATTCATCTTTCTTTGCTTTTGCATCATATACAAGGCCCTTTTCATCAAGCAGTTTCTTTAATTCTGTAACTGTAGGTTCAGATTTTTTCTGATTCCTTATTACATGTTCATGAAGCCGCTTTACTCTTTCTTCATATAGTGACATAGCAGCCTCCTATTACGCAGTTTTAAATATGAATTTTACAATACGGATTTTCTTAGGCTCATATACTCTAGTCCAATTGTCTCCGTCGGCCAGTTCGGTTAAGCTCGGGAATTTCTTAGCCAATCCTTCAGCTGGTTCAACCCATTTAACTCCGCGTGGGTGAAGTATTGATAATCGTCTGTTAACTAAAATATCTTCACCGGCAAGAGATAACCCGTTACGTACAACTTCTGTTTCCTTGATGTCCTTGTGACTACCATTGCCCCAGGCAATTGCACCGGCCCCGAATAAGTATGCCTCGGATGCACCAGTTATTGTATCAAAAGCAATACTGTCATCTACAATAACTCTTTTGTTCATAAAATACGGTACTCTTACCTTGCCCTGCGACTCTTCTCGGTACTCAATTAAGTCATTTTTAGCAAGGAAATTCTCGGTTGCACTATGGATCATCATACCTGTTAACAAGTCTTTTGCATCTCCCATTAGCTGGTTAGCATCAAGAAATGTCCTGCCACTTATAAGTGCTGCATCTCCTGTTTTCGCTGTGATATCATGAACCTTTTCTGACATGCTAACTGCTGCAAAGATTCCATCCAGGATTGACAGCAAAACACCTTGATACTGTCTATTCCAATATGCAGCAAACAGATCAGCTATGGCTTTCATTGGATCATCTCCGGACAACAGACCGGCTAACGCATTAGCTCCATAGGATTTTACAAATCCCAGTTTTCTTGCAACATCTTTGTCAGAACCTATGTTTCCGGGTTCAGAATCACCTGTATCATCCATTATTTCCAAATCTCCGGTTAAATCATTCCAAAATGGCATATTGGCTATCGAATTCGGTCCGCTAGCTAATTCATTAAATTCTGCGCTGTTCTCCGCTATTCCACTTTGAATTAAAGCGGATAATTCCATTGTTCTGTTAATAGTATAAGGTGTAAACACCTCAGGTTGAATAACATCTGTTACTCTTGTAATATCCATAAATTTTACCTCTCTTTATAATTATTTTGCGCTTGCCATAAGCTGTTTGGCAAGCTCTGGATTTTCTCTGAGTAATTTTCCCTGCTCAGTCAGGTTAAAATGCTCCTTGCTCCAAGGATTCTTTTGTCCGTTTGGGTTTTTCTCTTTGTTGTAAGGCTCCTTACCCGTTACCGGTGGTACAAATAGATCCTTGTATGTTTCTTTGATTGTTGTCAGCTGTTCATCGATACCAGTTACCGTTCCGTCTGCATTCATAACTAATTTTGTTTTATCAAATTTAGTCATTAATAAATCCGGATATTTGGTGTCAGTGAGCTTTGCCTGTATTGCAGTATTTATTGTCAGGTCTTTCAATTTGGCTTCATATTGTTCTTTTGTAGCCTTGTTTGTATCCTGCAGATCCTTGATAGTTTTCTCAAGCTCTTCATTACCTTTGGCTTTATCCTGCAAGTCCTTCAGCTGCTTGTCTCTGTCCTTAATCTGTTGTTCCAGGTCCTTCTTGGTGTCATTCAGGGTATTAAACTCTGCTTTCGGTACCGCATTTTTCGGGAATTCTGTTTTTATAGTTTCCATAAGTGCATCTATATCAAGAACCCCGTCTTTAATTGTTGCTTTTTCAAGTATTGCTCTTAACCATTCCATTAATTATTCCTCCATAGATTTTTATTCCGACTCTCTCGGTAATGGGATATAGCCGTTTATTCTCCGGCTGAGTGTTGGTAGTTTAGAGTCGTTCCGGACATAAAAAATAAGACGTATTAACCCAACGTCTTCCAGGGAGATAATGACCACCTCCTAATTATTGAATCCAATCCTACGCCTTTTTACCTCTTGGTAATCTTTTGGTTTATCCAGTTCAAAATATTCTATGTCTTGGGATAGTATGAAATAAGATTTCTCGTATGCATCTATCGTAAGAAGATTTTTGTAGTTTATGGCACTTATCAAAATATCATGTATTTCTTCATAACCATATTCTGATACATCTATGTAGTAATCATTACCTGACTTCATATAAATTCTAAGTCCCATAAATATAAAACTCCTTTCTTCTAGCATAATAAAAGCACCAACCATTTTAACCTTGTAAGTGCTTTTTACATGTTTGCTATTAATTTATTTGCTTCTTCCTCAGTTATTTCTTCATAGCATTCAAATTCTGGCGCTCCAGGAAGGAAATATCCTGAAGAAAGCCCTCTTCTTTTCCACTCTCCATTTTCAAAGCCATAGAATTTACGTCCCTCTTGCTTTATTATTGTTCCGCGATTATCATAATCAGTTAATTTTAAATAACGTGTCATTTCAATCATTTATTTCTCACCTCTTTAATATCGGCCGGAACCTCCAGCATATCAGATAATTCAAACATCCTATCGGTTAATTCTATGTACTCCTTGCTTGAAGTATTACTGATCAGTCTTTGTTTTTCATACAATTCATGCATTTTACCATTCTTAAGTTCAAAGCTTTCCGGAGTATGATATTGTAATTCAAATTTCTGGCCGTCTTGCGATATAACAACAGTATTTATACCTTGGTACGGATTCAAATTATTGAGCCAATAATTCTTTATCTCAATAGTATTATACCCTAGATCCTTGTGTGTAACAATAGATTTTAAAGTTTTAGATGTATATTCATCAGGTGAGGCCGTATAAGTATATCTTAATATGTCTTTTATTTCATATTCATTACTATCCGGATTATAATTACTGCGTATTTTCCTAAGGTATGAATCCTTTCCTTTGATTCGATATTCCAAGCCTGCGGTATCCATGCCAATTGATTCAGCAACACTTTTTACATGTTCCGTTATTGCAGACTCATTTGCAATCGCCTTGTCATAGTATATCATGCCCTTGGCCTGAGCTTTTAAAATTCCGTATTCATCGCTACTAGAATATTTTAATACTTGAAAATCATCAAATGACTTTGGAAGATATTTAACACCTAATTTTTCTATGTATTCTGCATACTGTTTCTTATCAGAAAATCTGTTTTCCCACTTCTTTTCAGCCGTGATTGCTTCCGGATTGCTTTTAATGTACTTCTCATGCCATTCATTATATTTCATATCAGCAGGCACTTCATAGCTCTTCCCTGTTACCGGGTCACGGGCAACTCTTGCATCACCGGAATAATCAGAGTCATCATAGTAGGGTGTTGTGGTCGTCCTGCAGAAATTATGAAACGGAGGATAATTAACTCCTGTGACAGCTTTGTCAACATCGTATACTTCTCCGTCTTCTTCTTTGCATATATCAGAAGTTTTATGGTCCAATGTAGCAAGTATCTGATACTTTTTAACCCCTTCTTCCTTGTATGCTGCTAGAGTGCCCTGTTCAATCATGAAAGCGCCCTCTGTGTGCAGAAGCCTATATGCTTCAAATGTTTTGGTACCGAATTTCTTTGCAAAATCTCCGGCCAGTGTTTGAGGGTTCTTGCCCTGTATCAACATTGTCGTGATCGATTCGGTTAACTGCTGCAGCATGTGGTCCTTTTGCTTCCACAGTCGCGTTGAATAATCAGCGCCATTGAATGGATATTTTATTAGCTCTTCTACAGAAGCTGGATTAATTTGTGCAAATTCCTTATGAAAACCTCTGTATTGGTCAAAGTCAAACCATGTCTGATAGTATGTATCAGAGTAAACATTCTTAAGAACCTCTTCGCCTTTGTACTGGTATTCTATTGCATATAGTTGCTGCAACAAAGCGTCTATTTGCTTTTCAAGAGCCTGGTACCGGGTTATTCGTGCCTTTATAGACATATTATTGAGCTCTTGATTATACTTGCCTATATTTTTATTTGCAAGAGCAATAAACTGTTTAAGTGTACCTATTTCTTCATTGCTAAGTGCTCTTTGTGCTGCGGTGAAAGAAAGCCCGTTTTCAGTTGCATACCAACCATAGAATTCATTTATGACTTTCTGAATCTCTTTTCTTGACTGTTCGAACGCTTTTTCAAGGCCTTTATAGTATTCATCTATTTTCTTTTCTCCGGCAAGAAATTTTTGTTCTTGTCGCTGTTCCCAGTAGGATTTACCCGGCATTATTCTTCATCCTCTCCGTTATTGAATACAGGAGGCTCATCAGTCTTGCTCTCTTCTTTAATCTGGTCTATCTCGTCATCTGCATCCTTAACCCAAGGGTGGTTTGCAATAATAGTCTTATCTGATATAACGCCTTTGCTGTTCTGGCAGTCTGTTATTGCCTGACTTTCATTTATTGCTATATCCCGGTTAAACACTATAGTAATTTCCTCGTCTGATACCGGTTGCTTTGTTAATTCTAAATATTTATTTACGAAATATAAGAGTTGTTCGAATGCCCACTTGAAGTTATCTTCGAGAGCGTTACATTTTAAGTCCAACCCTGAATAAATAAACTTCAAAGCTATTCCAGAAGGACTGTTTCCTAATTTATCAGAGTTCTTGTCCACCCCTTGGCCAAAGTCAAATATATCTTTTTTTAACTGCTCGTAATGTGTTTTAGAAGCTTCGATATTGATATTGTTTTCGATTTTATCAACACCGGCATCATCATCCGGGTCTATTTTAATTCCGTGATAATAAGCTAAATCTCTTACAAACTCACCTAAATCTTCTCCGCCATACCCTTTTAAGATATAGATAACATTTTTTATTTCTTCCAGAAGATTAGCAATATCCGATCTTGTTAAATCATAGTTATCAATCAACGTTTTAACAAATTGCAGATCCGGCAATTCAAAATCATTGTTCTTGAATGGTATGAAAGGCACCCTTTTCCAAGTACCTGGGACGCCGTTAACTTCAAAGTGAGGTAACATGATATTTTCACCGTCAGTATTCAGGTACATCTCAGCATCAATGATTATTTCTCCGTTACTGTCTTGCATGTAATATGCAACGCCTTCTACGGTATGATATTCGGCTTTGGTTATAATTTTCTTTTCCTTACCTTCATAAACTTCGACATCATAAAATCTGATAAATGCTTGTGAATCTTCATGGTCATTGTCTTTCCAAATCGGAATACACTGTTCAGAGGATATTTTCATTACCTTGAATTCACCCATTTGATTAATGTATGGATGCAGCCACGCTATACCTTTGTTGCTTGCTTCGGTACCCAATTGAGATAGTTTTTTTTGGAATCTCTTGCCCAGGATATCTTGTACAGTTTGCAGATATTTTTTATCCTTACATTCAAGTGTATACGGCTTTACCAGAAGGTAATTTACTTTATCATCAACCAGGGTGTGCATAAACCCATGAGCCAGTTTATTATTAGCTTTGGTTTCGTCTTCAACCGGTTGTTTATTTTCGTATCGGTACATCTTTCGGTTTAAGATATCATTCTCAACCTTATAATACTTTTCTCCCTTAATCATCAGCTGGCGTTCTTTGGAAGTCCTAAATTCACCAATGTATATTTTAATCAATTCCGGAATTGTCAATATATTTATATCATTTTTTATCACTTTATCACCTCATTACTTCAGGAATGTTATACCGTTGCCTTTAAACAGCATCGTATAACAGAAATATCTTACAGCATCCATTGCATGGTCATGCTGCTTGATTGGTTTATCTTCACCTTTTTGCGATGCCTTAGCATCCCAGATATAAGATGTAAATTCTTGTATTGTATTCTTACATTCAGTTGAAAAGGCGATTTTTTCTTTGTTCAACAATGTTGCTACAAACCTGATACCGTCTAAAACATCATTCTTTGCTTTCTTTATGCGATATCCACGCTTCTTCAATTCAGCAATAAATGATGCCGCACTTGGGTCAATAATTATTGCTTTTGGTTCTATACCGCCTAAAAAATCTTTCAGGTCATCTGCATATTCTGTATCTGTCTTCTGTGCTGTTTCATCGCGCCCGCTGTAGTAATATTCTTTAGCGCAAATCCATTTGCCGGCTGTGTTTTTACTCCATAATAAAAAAACTGTGGCATTCTGAGTTCCATAGTCACAGCTTACATAGTATGTTGTAGTTACAAGATCCTTAATATTATTAATAACATGCTTCTTAGCAGCATCAAACATATCATAAATAACACCTTCAGCTACTACCCAGAGACCTAATATATAACGCTGATAGAATACACCGGAATACATAGCCGCATAACGCGCTTTAATCTTCTCAGACAAGCTTAAGTTGTCGTCCATTGTAAAGTGTAAGTATATCAGATTTTTTATGTCAATCTTATCAATCCAATTAACCTTGAACCAATGAAATGGTCCGTCAGGGTTACAGTTAAACCAAAATTTGGAGCCGTCAACGGAGCAACGTCCTGTTGCCTGGTTAACAAATGACTCCGGCATCAATGCAACTTCATCAAAGAATACTCCGGCCAGTGTAATGCCTTGTATTAAATCCTGTGACCGTTCGTCTTTACCGCCAAAAATATAAAAATAGTTAGTAACATCACCTCTACTAACTATAACCAGATTATCTGCTCTATGGTCTTTTACTTTGTATCCCCTGGAACGTAACATGAGCTTAAGCCAAAATAAAACATTACGTCTAAATGAACCTATAGTCTTGCCACACATACCTAAATTCTGATACGTGAATGTCTCCATTGCCCACATAACGAATGAAAGTGACATTGACAGGGTTTTACCTGAACGGATTGCACCGTCTGCTATAATGCCGTCCTTATCCTTCACGGGTGAGTTCGGCAACCACCAAGTCAATACCTTAAGCTGCTTGTTTGAGAAAGGTTTAAACTTAAATATAGCTTGTTTTATTCTTCCTGCCATATTTCATCAACCTTTCCGGAAAGCGCATCTATGAAGCCGTCATCTTCTGTAGATTCTTCATCGTCATTTAACTGTGCTTTCGCCTTACTTAATTCTAGTTTCTTATTGTCATACTCAATCTTATGTTTATCAAGTGGATTCATGAGGAAGTATCTATCTAACCAGTCTTGTGACTTGCATCGGTCTAATAACTTTATCCCGATACCGTCCTTGCCTTGTTTTATCTCTTTTATGAGCTGGGTGTCAACTTTATCAGATGAATTAAGTTTTACTACATTAACCATCTTTGTGATTTCATTTCCTTCTGCATCTGTTACAGGTCCGAACATAGACATTACCGGCACTTCTTCCTGCCCGAACGTTACATAATCACCCATATCGGCGAATGCTACACGCATATGAAATTCAATCATATCTGTTTCGTTTACTGTAATCTGCTGCAGCTTTAATTCCTTAAGACGCATAATTTCATCTTTTACCTTAGTATTTCTTAGTAATTCTGACCCATTTACCATTGCTGTTTCATAACTACAATCATATGCTTTTAAGTAGCTTTGTGCTGCATTGAAGCTCTTAACATAATACAAACAAAAAAGCCGTTGCTTATCAGTTAAATCAGGATTCTCTAATACCTGTTTAACCTCTTTGGCTACAGCTTTACTTTTAGCTTTATTCTCATCTGCAACGTTGCATTTTTTCGTTGCAACACTTTCTGACGTTGCGTTGCATTCGTCATCCCATTTATATCTATTCTTCCAGCTCCGGACTGTACCCTGAGGTACGTTTAACCGACTTGCAATCTCAGTCAAACTTAAATCCTGCTTGTACAATTCATACGCTTTATCTATGTTTGGATTCTTTGCACTCAATCACCACCACCTCATTTGTTTGTTTTGTTATTCCCACCCCATACCCTATGCAGTCTAATTTATATCTGCATCGTCACAAAATAATTATTGAAAATATAAATAATAAAAATATTGTAAATATAAGCATTGTAATATTGTATAAAATCTCTTTCGTATTCCCACTTCCTTGATATTGTTTTATATACTGCCCGTAAAGGGCTATGTGTTCTATGCTGCCGGTTAACGGCTGTGTTATCATTCTACAATAAAAGACACCACTTATGGGAAGCAGTGTCTTTATAGGTCTATCCGTTCACTTATTCTAAGGAGTACCATACAAATGAATCGGCAATGTTAACTAGTCAATTTCTTAGCGATTATATCTTAACAAATTTTCATACTGAAATACAATGAAGTAGATTAAATTATTTTTATTAAGTTTAATGCTTTTTCATGCTGATAATATACATTGCGCCATGTAAATCCATTTTTATATGCAATTTCTTCCCAAGTCTTGCAATCTAAGTATCTGCATTTCATAATCTCCCTAAGCTTTAAATCCTGTATAGTATCAATTTTACTTTCTATTTCAGTCCTTAAGGCTACAAGCTTGTCTATGTCCTGATTGATAGTTTGCTCGATTTCATTGATATCCACAATACTATTTTCAATAACATTGCTCCTGTTGCCGCTCCTTGGCATATCTGACAATGTACCCGTAACGTTGAATATTTTACTCTTACAACTTTCCATGTATTTAATTTTTCTGTCAATCTCAGCATTTAGGTATCTATATTGACTTAAATATTTTATTTTTTCTTTATGCTCTGCTGTTAATATATTAATCACTCTCCTCTCAATGGACACTTCGGATGCGGATTTCTCAACCACGGATATACGCCTAATTTTTTACCGGTCTTTTTATTTCGTTCGGATATGTTACACCATGATACACTTGAAACATATCCAACCATTTTATTCCTCATGTGTTTGCAGTCTTTACATAGCATTTAATTTTCACTCTCCCTTCTCGGTCTACCCCTTTTGATTTCTTTAAATTGCGCCTTATTATAGTCATTAAGCTGCTCTATATTTTCATACTGCCTGTCCGATTGCGCGCCATTATCGTATGTCATCCTGCCGTCTATTAGTTCGTATGTATTTCCGGCAGTTGCTCCTTTACCAGGATTGTATTCTTGTATACATTTTACTTTACCGCTCCAGGTCATTGATTATCACTCTCCTTTGATTTTCTCAATTCTTGCTTTCAAACTCTGCAGCAATGCATCCTGTGTTGCCTCTTTATCCTCTAATGCAGCCATTACATCCGTATCACGACTATCTTCAACCACAAGATGATGTATAAATACTTTTTGCTTCTGGCCTTGCCTGTGTAGCCTTTTGTTTGCCTGCTGGTAAAGTTCTAAGCTCCAGTTAAGCCCAAACCATATAACGTGATTACCACCGTCTTGAAGATTAAGCCCATATGCTGCTGAAGCTGGATGTGCAAGCAGAATATCTATTTGTCTATTATTCCAGTCTGTTTCGTCCTGTGGTCCCTTTAGCTCTCTAACACGTAGACCTCCTTCATGTAACACACTCTTAGATAATGCCTTTTTAATCCGGAATAAGTCATGCTGGAAGTTATAAAATACAAGTACAGGCTGACCGTTAAGCTGCTCAATAAGTTCCTGAAAGGCTTCAATTTTGCAGTTATGTATTTCAACAACTTGTCTGCCTCCAACTTCCCTGTCTTCTGCATAAACTGCGCCGTTACAAAGCTGTAAAAGCTTATTGCTCAATACTGCTGCGGATCCTGCATCAATTGTGCTTTCGTCTATCTCAAGAAGCATTTCTCTTTCAAGCTTCTTATATTGCGCAAGTGCCATTGAATCAAGTACAACCGGCACAACATTCATGACGCAGTCAGGTAGTTCTAGGTAATCTTCTGCTTTCATGCTGATGCATATATCTTGAATTCTCTCTTGTATGCTTTCTGCAGCTCCGGGCTTTGGCTTATAGCTGAAGCCGTCATATCCTCGTTCAAAATATTTCTCTCGGTAGTGGGTGATTTTTCTTTCTAATCTTTCACCTTCATCAAGCAAGTACAACTCTGCCCACAAATCCGTTAACCCGTTTGGTGCCGGTGTTCCAGTCAATCCCACTATTCTGTTTATATGTTTTCTCACCCACGTTAAACTTTTAAACCGTTTTGCTTGATGATTTTTAAAGCTTGACAGCTCGTCGATAATCACTGTATCAAACGGCCAGCTGTTACGGTAATATTCAACCAGCCATTGTACATTTTCCCGGTTAATTACATACACATCTGCTGGTGTGTTTAATGCTCTTACTCTCTTTGTCAAGGTTCCAAGTACTGGCATTATCCGTAAAAGTTTTAGGTGGTCCCATTTAGCTGCTTCTTTGCTCCAGGTTGCTTCGGCTACTTTTTTAGGGGCTATTACTAAAATCTTATTGATTGCAAACCGGTTAAACTTTAGGTCATTAATGGCCGTCAGTGTTATTACTGTCTTACCAAGGCCTTAACCCATGTCCAAAAACAGGCCTAAGCTTTTATCGGTCAATAACCGATTGATGCAATATTTTTGGTAGGCGTGTGGTTGGAATTTCATGCGGACATCACCTTCTTTCTGTCAAGATGTTTCATTGTTGCATTGACCTTATAAAGTTATCAACTCCCGGGATGCTGTCGATAACTTGTACATAAAATCCTAAGTTCCTAAGCAGATTATGCTGCCTCTCCTGTAGCACTGTAGGCTTTTTCCCCGGTGCCTTTAGTTCTACAAATGCAACCCTGCCACCTGGAAGGCATACTAACCTGTCTGGTACTCCGCTGTTGCCTGGTGATACAAATTTATATGCTTTGCCGCCGATTGCTTTTATTTCATCTCTCAGAAAAATCTCTATATCTTTTTCTCTCATTTCTTGCCCTCCTGCTTTGGCATAAACCAGTACTGGACACCGTTCCTGTTTTCTGATTGTATGCCTATATTTTTTCTTGCCTCTTTTAAGAATCCTTTTGTAGTGCCTTTACACAGGCATATGTCGTATACTGTTTTTATGGGTATTCCTTCGGCCGGCATGTATTCATCGTTGAATATAGATTTTAAAATCGCTTCTGCAAGCTTTATGTTATCTTCTCTGTTCGGGTGTATTTTTGAAATGTTGTTGTCCAATTTTTTATTTTCACTCCCTCGAAAATTTTCAGCCGTAAACTATATACGTGTATATAGTATATGTAATTAGGTATATTAGGCTATATATAGGGTGTATATATATCTATATATTATCTCTATATAAAATAATAGTTACATAGTTTACAATTAGATATACCTTAGTATTTCCAATGCCTAAGATGTAAACCAAAATGTAAACTATCGATTTATTTTTGGTTTACATGGTTTACATCTTATAACTTTGTAAACCATGCGGTAGTTTACAATCTAGCAAATTTGTAAACCAAGTCGACCAAAAACCAATAAACTTTTATAAATTAGGCAGTTTAGGCTGAATTAGGCTGAATGCTTAGAGAAAATAGGCAAGCACTTAGATGAATTGTAAACTATCAATTCGCTTTTATGCCCCGTGGTTCACGTTATAGTTTACATTTTTGTCGCTAATGTCTCCATCTGCCCTTGTATTTTTACTAACTTGGTTTACAATTTTCAAATGCCCTGAAAATGCCTCAACACGTTTAAAACACTTTTGTGTGCCGTATTCTATGCCAAATCGCGCGGTGCTTGCCCGTTCCCAGCCCTTGACCGTCTCTAGTATACGATTTATTCTGTTTGCTTCTATTTTTGGCATATTTTTATTTTCTGAAAGACACTCTTTCCATATCTCTGCAGCACAAATTTTATCCCTTGGAACCAATTTTATTTCCCCTGTCATACCGCCATTCCAAAACATACGTCTTCTTTCCAAGGACCATTTTTGCCAATCTTGCGGAATAGGTCTTTCCAGGAACTCTTCAATCTGTCCTTGCAGCGGATCTCTTTCCATGTGTTCTTGACGCCTTTTATCCGCTTCTTCTTCCATTTCTTTTGATAAAAACAGTGGTTCCCCGATTTTCCAGCGCATAACTGCTTCCGCCCATATTTGGTTTATTTCCTCATCTAAGTCGCCCCATATACGTTTAGTGGGTTTTTGAGCCCCGGTGTCCACCGGCCAGAATCTTCTGTTTCCTGTTGGGTCTCTTAGGTAATCATGGTCATTTGTGGTACCAAAGAATACATTTTTTCTTGGGTGCTTTTCCGTTGTATGCCCGTATGCAGCTCGATATTGGTCGTCTTCTTTGCTTAAAAATGATTTTACTGCATTTATATCCGCTTTATTGAAGGCCTCTAACTCTCCTAATTCTACAATCCATACACCTTGAAGCAGCTCTGCTGCGTCTTTTCCTTCAAAAGACCTTATGCTATTTGAAAACCACTCCAGACCTAGCTTTCTAAAAATTGTTGTTTTCCCTATACCTTGAGACCCGCATACTACGGGCATACAGTCGTATTTTATTCCCGGAGACATTACGCGGGCCACAGCTGCCGTAAGTGATTTTCTGGTTATGGCTCTCATGTATTCACAGTCTTCTGCGCCAAGGTAATCAATGAATAGTGTGTCTAAACGGGGTATACCGTCCCACTCTAATCCATTTAAATAATCCTTCAATGGGTTAAAACTGTTTGCTGCCGCATGGTTTTTCAAGGCGTCGTCTATTAGATCCTTAGACCTAAAGCCTAATACTTTTTCTATATACTCCCTAAGCCCTGAGCTGTCTGCATCTCTCCACCTGAAGGTACCCGTTTCTTTATCACGGCTTCCCCAGGGAACAGGGGCTTCCAGAAATATAAATTCTGAAAAAGTGTCCTCTTTGATTCGTCCTTTAAGCAGTGGATCGTGTTCTAATACAATGCGTACATTTGAGGTTGTTTTTAATGGATTTCCGGTTGTAGCACTACGTTTTATAAGCTGCATCCAGTTTTCGTCGTTGTCCAAGGGCTTTTCAAATTCTTTTGTTGCGTTCTCATATCGTTCCTGATTCATCAGAGCGGCCACAAAATTATCTGCTACGGCTAATTTGCACATCTCAACATAGCTTGGCAGTTTATTTGTAGGTGTATCTGGCTTTGCATCCTCATCTGCCTCGCTGAACAGATGCAGACGAATTAAATCAAATGCATTGCACAGTTTACCGCCTGCAGGGTCCGTTGCATGGTGGCTGTATAAGAATTTACCATTGTCATATACAATTGCCCCGGCTGTCGTAGAACCACCAGTATAGGTCAATCTGTCGTCCATATCGCACGTTGTATATGCATCAGGTATAAAAGTATCAATTGCTTTAAATATGTCGTAAACCTTACAGAATGCGCCTACAACACCCGTTTTAGATTCAGGGTCAGACTGCTTTGATGCAAGCTTAACCTGCGCCTGCGGAGCTCCTGGCACCTGCGGCCACTCTGTTATGTTTCTCCAGTCAGTATAAAGATTAAGTATTCCGTCAGCATCAAGGAACGGCTTATCTCCGCATTGATAAACATATTGACTGTCACTGCAGCATGACGGCCAGTACATCAACCTATTTGTTTCAAAGGTAGTAGGGTCGCATAACTCAATACCTATTATACTTGCTATTTTCCTTGCAATAGGTTCGTATTCGTCAGCTGTACAGGTACGATTGAGCGGAAGTAACACTCTTAATCTCGGCTTTACTGGCTCATGTTTTCTTGTACTGTAGACTGCATAACCACAGCCTAAAGCATCTAGTCTAAGCAGGGTATTTTGTGTCTCCCCAGAAGGAATATTATCCAGGTCAAGGGTTATTATATCCCTGCTGACAACATTATTTATTTTACGTCTGTTTCCAGACAAGGTACCAGCTACAAAACCGCCAACGTCCTTTAAATCGTCCTGTTTGGCTTTGGACAACTTAAGGTATTCTTGCAACGTCTCTGT